GCGCGCCCGCGCCGAATCCGGGGAGGTGCTGGCCCGCATCCTGCCGCTGAACCGGGCGGAGGCGCGGGATCGCGGCCTAGATGTGCCGCTGGCGCTGCAACTGCTCGAGCCGGACTACCTCGACCCGGTGATCGAGCGGCATCGCGACGCGCAGGTTGTGCAGGGCGTGGAGCTGGATGGCTGGGGCCGCCCGGTGGCCTATCACCTGCGGGAAGCGCATCCCGGCGAGCCCATCCAGTACGGCCGCGCCGCGACGACAAAGATCATCCGCATCCCGGCCGACCAGGTGCTGCATCTGTGGCGCGCGCATCTGGCGCGGCCCGGCCAGGTGCGCGGCGTGCCCGACCTGGCGGCGGTGATGACGCGGCTTCAGTCGCTGGACGAGCTGGAAGACGCGATCATCGAGCAGGCCAAGATCAGCGCCTGCCTGGTCGCCTTCGTGAAGTCCGAGGCGCCGCCCGATAAGGGACCGCTGGAAGCCAAGGACGCCGATTCAGACGAGCCGCGCCGCACCATGGCGCCCGGCATGATCGAGCGCCTGCTGCTGGGCGAGGACGTGGAGATGAACACCCCGCCGCCGATGGCCGGGGTGGAGGTGATGCCGCGCCACACGCTGCGCGCCATCGCGACGGGCGTGGGACTGACCTACGACCTGATCACCGGCGACCTGAGCGGGGCGAACTATTCCAGCCTGCGCGCCGGCCGGCTGACGGTGAAGCGCAACGTTGAGCGCGACCAGTGGCTGATGCTGATCCCGCGCTTCGTGGAGCCCGCGGCGCGGGCCTTCACCGTCGCGGCGCAGCAGCGCGGCCTGCTGCCCGACCGCGCCGGCGACTGGCCGCTGGAATTCGGCCCGCCGCCCTTCCCTTTCGTCGATCCGCTGAAGGACGCGCAGGGCATCAAGCAGATGCTGCGGCTGGGGATGCTCAACTGGGGGCAGGCGGTGGCGGAAGCCGGGTGGAATCCGCGCGACCAGCTTCGCGACATCGCGCGGTGGAACGCCGCGCTCGACAAGGCCGGCATCGTGCTGGACGGCGATCCGCGCCGGGTCAGCGGCGCCGGCCAGCAGCAGCAGACGGAAGCGGCGCAGCCGCAGGAGACCGAAGATGCCTGATGGACTGAACGCGCGGCGCGAGCCGAACGCGATGCTTTCGCGCCAGGCGTCCTTCGCGCCGAGCACCTTCGACGCCGAGGCGCGGACGGTGGAGGTGGTGTTCACCACCGGCGCCGACGTGCAGCGCGAGGATTGGTGGACCGGGCAGCGCTGGACCGAGCGGCTGGAGGTCAGCGAGGAAGCGATCGACCTGGCGCGGCTGAACGCCGGCGCCCCGGTGCTGGACAGCCACCGCAGCTGGTCGCTCAACACCGTCATCGGCGTGGTGGAGCGCGCCTGGGTGGACGGCGCCGAGGGCAAGGCGCTGCTGCGCCTGTCCGCGCGCCCCGACCTGGCGCCGCTGGTGGAGGACATCCGCAGCGGCGTCATCCGCAACATCAGCGTCGGCTATTGGGTCGAGCGCTGGGAGAAGACCGAGGCGACGGCCACCGCCGGCGAGGTTCGCATCGCCAAGCGATGGACGCCCGGCGAGATCAGCTTCGTGCCTGTGCCGGCCGATCCCGGCGCGCAGTCCCGCGCGGCCGTCCTTCCCACCACCCAGGGCAGTCCCGCCCGCAACCAGGAGGTCCGCATGCCGGACGCAGTCAAGCCCGGCGCGACGCCGGAAACCGATGCCACGGCCCGCCAGCGCGAGGCCGAGGCGCCGAAGCCCGCCACGATCGAGGAGGTGGAGGCGATCGCCCGGCGCGCCGCGCTGGACAGCGACTGGGTGGTCGATCAGATCCGCGCGAAGCGGTCCCTGGACGAGGTGCGCGACGCCGCGATCGACGCCGCCGCCGCGCGCCGCGCCCCGGCCACCAGGCCCTCGGGCGCCGCGGTGACGGGCGACAACGCCGAGCTGCTGGGCCGCGCACTGGCCGATGCGCTGCTGCACCGCGCCGGGCAGCTCCGCGACGATGACGGCAAGCCGAAGCCGCTGAGCGAGGCCGCGCGCCAGTATCGCGGCTTCCGCCTGCTGGACTTCGCCGCCGAGACCATCCGCATCAAGGGCGGCAACGTCCGCGGCATGATGCCGGTGGAGATCGCGCGCGCCGCGCTGGGCAACCGCGAGCTGCTGTCGCGCGCCTCGCCCGGCCTGCACAGCGTGGACGATTTCCCGAACCTGCTGGCCAACACCGCCAGCAAGGCGATCGGCGCGGGCTACACCTCCGCGCGGCGGACCTTCACGCTGTGGGCGCGGCAGCGGACGCTGCCGGACTTCAAGGAATTCCGCGTCATCAACCTGGCCGGCGCGCCGACGCTCGAGCAGATCAGCCCGACGGGCAGGGATGCCGGCGAGATCCAGTTCGGCACGATCGGCGAAGGTGCGGAGACCTACCGCCTGGCGCGCTACGGCCGGCGCATCGCGGTGACCTTCGAGGCCATCGTGAACGACGACATGGACGGCTTCGGCCGCGTGCCGCAGATGTTCGGCGCCGCCGCCGCGCGCCTGGAATCGCAGGTGGTGGTCGGCATCCTGAACAGCAACCCGAACATGGCCGACACCAATGCCCTGTTCGGCACCGCGCACGCCAACGTCTTCGGCAATGGCGTGGCCGGCTTCGGCGCGGGCGATGGCGTGGTGAACGTCACCGGCCTGGGCAATGGGCGGCGCGTGCTGCGCACCCAGACCGCGCCGAACGGCGACATCCTGGACCTCGAGCCGCGGTTCCTGCTGGTGCCGGCCGCGCTGGAAGCGGCGGCGCTTCAGTTCACCTCCATGTCCTACGTCGCCAGCGCGCCGGGCAGCATCAACCCCTTCGCCTCGACGCTGACGCCAATCGTGGAGCCGCGGCTGAGCTCCGCGACGCAGTGGTATCTCATCGCCAGCAACGACCAGGTGGACACGGTGGAGTACGGCTACCTGGAGGGCATGGAGGCGCCGCAGGTGACCTCCTACACCGACGAGGACACGGACGGCGCGATCATCAAGTGCACGCACAGCTTCGGCGCCAAGGCGACCGACTGGCGCGGCATGGTCCGCTCGACCGGCACCTGAACCTGACGGCGGCGGCGCGCATGCCCGCGCGCCGCGCATCCCCTGCATCCGCGGAGATCCATCATGGCGAAGAACTTCATCGGCCCCGGCGACAAGGTCACCGTCGCGGCGCCCTACGCGCTCACCTCCGGCCAGGGCGCTCTGGTCGGCGCCGTCTTCGGCGTGGCGCAGCACGATGCCGGCAGCGGCGCGGATGTCGTGCTGGACATGGCCGGCGTCTATGACCTGACGAAGGAACCCTCGCTGGCGATCACCGCCGGCGCGCGGGTGTTCTGGGACAACACCAACCGCCGCGTCACCACGACCGCGACCAGCAATTTCTGCATCGGCCGCGCGACGCGCGCCGCCGCCGGCGCGGATGCGACCGCGCGCGTGCTGCTCGGCCCCGTCACCGCGGCTGGCGCGTGAGGGCGGGGTCATGCACATCCGCATCACCGCCCGCGCGCTGATGCCTGGCGGCGGCCTGGCCGAGGTCGGGAGCATCCACGACCTGCCGGAAGCCGAGGCCGCGCCGATGATCGAGGCGGGGCTGGCCGAGCCCTGGCCGCCCGCGGCGGAGGCGGCCGAGCCGTCGCCGCCGAGCGATCCGCCGGCAGGCTGACGCGCCATGTCGTCGGCCTTCGCCGAGCTCTACGCGGCGCTGGCCGAGGACCCGAACCTGGGGGTGGAGGCGCTGCACACCCAGGCCTCGGGCGGGCCGGCGCTGGCGGTGCGCGTGGTGCTCTCGGCGCCCGATTCGCTCGGCACGCTGGATGCCGCCGGCGTGGTGCAGACCGAGGCGCTGGTGACGCTGCCGATCGCCACGCTGGCGACGGTGGCCGAAGGCGATGTCTTCGAGATCGGCGGGCAGATCTACCAGGTGCAGGCCGTGCAGCGCGACGCGCATGGCGTGGCCTGGTCGCTGCCCTGCCGCAAGCGAAGCCCGGCGACGCCGGGCAGCATCAAGCTCGGCTCCGGGCTGTAGAGCAGGGGAAGAACCATCATGTCGTTCTGTTACACCTCGGCCCTGCGGGATGGGCTGGTCGGCAACATCAACTTCGCCTCCGACACCTTCTGGATGATGCTGACGACCTCGGCCTACACGCCCTCGC